ATATAATTTAGTATATAATTTACTATATAATTTAGTATATAATTTACTATAAAATTTAGTATATAATTTACTATAAAATTTAGTATATAATTTACTATAAAATTTAGTATATAATTTACTATAAAATTTAGTATATAATTTAAAAATATTGGTTATTTATATAATATTGGTTATTTATATAATATTATAATATATAAATAACCAATAAATAATAAAAATGTATGGCGTAGTAGATGGATTATATTATTGTAATTTAAATAGAGCGAGTGAATTAAATGAACGCATTTCTTCAAGAAACGTGCCATCGAATCCATTACAAGCACAATTTAGTGGGCGTCCAGTATCAACCAAATATGAAATGCTGCCTATTTTGACCGTAGACCATTACCGACCGTTCCCATTCAACGGCAACCAACATTTAATATGGCAACCACTTTTAATCCAGGAACGGCATACGGTCCATGGAGTGGATTTGCGACAAATGTAAATGATGAATCCAAATTAAGAAACCAGTTTTTTGCCCTTCAAAAAAACCCGCAAGCACATTATATCCCACCATCAACGAGTGATATGTATCAGGTTAAAGTTGATAATGGACCGCAACAACTATCTCAACCTTTTCCCGACTTATTTAGACAACAACAATTTCAACAATTTAATCCGAATCAGTGTAATATGGGTAAACATTTGTTTGATAATTGCACAAGACAACAGGTAAAAGAATTAGAATAAATTATAATTCTAAAATAATAAAATATTAAAATAATAAATTATATTTTATCAATTAAATTATAATTTATATACAATAATGAATAATAATAATCCGCAAAAAAATGAAACAGAAAAAAATGCTACTTTGGAATATTTAACAAATCCAGTATATTATAAATCAGTTAAAAAAACATCGGATAAGATAAATAACAAAATTAATAAAGAAGATATAAAATTTTATAGGAAACGAATAACCTCATTAACCAAAGAAATGTTAAAAGGTGTTTTTCCAAATGAACCGCTTAAAAAAATATATGAAGATTATACTTCGTCTATTATTTCGCATTTTAAAATGGTAGATACCAAAGATATTATTCAACAAGATTATAAGTTATTTAACAATGAATCAACCAATGTTTTAGATATAGATATAGATATAGATATATCCATAAATGAATTCAGTACAATAGAAAAAGCAAATGAACAAATGTTAAAGAAAGTAATTAATGTTTCAACATTAGACAATTATGTTATTAAATCAGGAAATAATAATGGAAATAATAATGAAAATAATAATGAAAATAATAATGAAAATAATAATGAAAATAATAATGAAAATAATAATAGTAGTTTGCCAAGTAAAAAAAACATAGATCTCCATTGCCCTACATTAAAAACAAAAGGAGTGGTTGAAAAAAAGAAAAAGAAGTCTAAAAAGGAAGGAGGAGTAAAAGATAATAGAGAGAAATTAGAAAATGAAGAAAATGAGTTTCTTTATACAACTATAAATAAAAACAATTAATTTAAAATATAATTAAATATTAGTAATAATTATGAAAAATAAAAAAAATGGAGGAAATATAGAAGAAAATAATAATACTGAGATAAATGAATTTAATAATTTACAGTGTGCACCAAGTAAAGAAAATAAACCATACACCTGTTATAAAACTGAAACATTAATAAAAATGCGTGAAAATTGGAATAGTCGTCATCCAGATTTAAAAATAGAGACTGATGAACCAAAAAAAATTTGGGAAATTTTAAAAATAAATATGGAAGATGTTTGCGCGAATGAATCATGTTGGTTAAGACAAAAGTTCATGGAAGGTAATGTAAATAATGAATTGATGAATTATACTTTTGCTCCTAAATCGCCAAAATCATGGTCAAAGAATCCAAATGAATGGTTGAGTAGTTTAGATATTGAACGTGTAATGAAACAATATGAAAAAGAATATAAAAATTTTGATTTTATTGGTCCTTCGCCTATTGATTTTGATACACATATGCTGAATAATGAATGTGTATGGGAAGAATTATGTAAATTTAGTCTTAAAAAACATTTAAGTCGAGGCAAACAAAAAATAGGAATCGTATTTAATACTGATCCACATTATAAAGATGGTTCACACTGGATATCACTTTTTATAAATATTCAAAAAAATAATAATTATATTTTCTTTTTTGATAGTAACGGTGATAAAGCACCAAAAGAAGTAAAAAAATTATGTGATCGAATACTTGAAGAAGGGAAAAAAGAATTGGGAATAAAAGATTTTGTTTTTTATGAAAACAATAAATCTCATCAACGCAGTAATACAGAATGTGGGATGTATTCATTATATTTAATTATCGAGTTGTTAACTGAAAATCATACAATTGATTATTTTATGAATACTTGGGTAAAAGATGCGACCGTAGAAAGTTTCAGAAAAAAGTATTTTAATTAAAAATCATAATAAAAACAAAAATATATTATTAATTAATAATAGATAATAGATAATATATAATAGATAATATATAATAGATAATATATAATAGATAAATGCCAAAAAAAATAGAATTGTTTAATACAACTGATAATAAAGGTTACCTGTGGGGTTTAATGAATGAAAATGGAATATTTGATGGTATATCAAATACATATGTAACTACTATAAAAAATGATTTGGATAATCAAATAAATGTAATAGAATCTAAAATAAACCAAAATGATACTTTAATTGGGTTAAATAAAAAGGTTATTTCAAATATGGTTCAAATCATAAATAAATATAAGGAAAATACACAACCTAATCATTATAATCAACTAAACCAATATGCAAATACTGGGCGTGATATGCCAGTTACACTTGAAGAAATCAAATTAGAAAAACAAACAAAATTTCAAAATAATTTATCTACTAAACAACAAGAATTTGATAGTTTAATTTTAAAACCTAAACCAGAAACAATTGATTTTACTGATAAATCAAATACTGAATTTGATGATACTCCGATTGGCAATGAAATGGAACAAAAATTGGCAGAAACAATTGCTTGGCGTGAAAATCAACTGAATATGGTTTTAAATATACAAGATAAAAAAGAAGCAAGTCAATGGATAAATAAAGATAATTCATTAAAAACTCAAAATTCATTGGAAACTCAAAAACAAAGTATTTCACCTACAAATGAATCATTTAACAATATTAAACATCTTAAAATAGAGAATGAAACATTATTAGAAGATAAAGGAATTATTAATATATCATCAAATAATAATAATAATAAAAAAGTTTCATTTTCAACTATTTCAACTCAAAATGATAACAGTTACAGTAATACTAAGAATAATGTAGATGTCGACAATAATAATAATTTTCTTTCATTATTAAAGAAAAAACGAATGATAGATAATAAAGAAACGCAGACAATATCGAGTGATAATAATGAGATAAATGATATTTCCCTCATTAAATATGAAATGAATGAAATAAAACAATTACTATTTCAAATAACCGAAAATTATAACAATTTATTATTAGCAATGCAACCGAAAAGTAATTCAACAATTATTGAACAAAAAATAGACGAAGAAATAAACTATATTATATAAATTATGGAATTAATAGCGTATCAATGCCTCCATTAAATCTAGTAATAAATTTTGAATAATTTAATTGTTCAATACAATATTTTACAATATTAAATTTACTTTCTTCAACATAATTAGGATATGTTTTACAAACATTACTATAAAGGTATAATCCATAATTTTCATTATCTTCATAATATATAACAGGTCTATTTTTCTTAATAGTTTCTAACCCTTTTGAAAATATGAAATTTTCAGCACCTTGTGCGTCACAATGAATAAATCCAATATCTTCTAATCCCATTTTGTCTATTGTTATTAAATTAATTTCTTCACCACCATCACCTAATCCAATACCACCAAAATTACAATCAAGGTGTTTTTCTTCATTAAATCGTTTTAACACTACTCCATTGCCTCCATCTATATCGATTTGATTCATTTGCGCAATTCCTTCATAACAAAATACCCCTAGATTATTCGGTATAATTTTATGTTGTAAATTATTTTGATTTATATTTTTAACCAATAAATTATAAATATTATGTTGTGGTTCATATACAAATATTTTTTGATTATCGTTTAAAAAGGACGAATAAACAATAGTTGATGTCCCACAATGACCTCCTATTTCTAAAATATTTCGATTAGGATTTATATAGTCTTGTAGTTTTAATAGAGTATCTTCATCCCAATATTTATTTTTTTTAAATTCGCGTGCAATATAACAATCATTATTATATAAAGTAACTAATCCATATTTTGTATTATAAGTAGTAATATTACGATTATCATCATTATTATACGTGGAATTATTAACAAGAGACCCATTTACATGGTGTGAATCATCTTTCCTAATAGAATCAAATGAAGTATAATCATCATTAAAATGTATTGTGTGTTGCCTATTGCCGAATAATGCGATAATAGTATGTTTATTTATAAACTGATAATATCCTTTTCCAAACGCGTTCATTTGAAAATCATGTAAAAATGTTATACTGGAATTTTCCCATGTATATGTTTTATTTGTTAAAATAATTTGATTATATAAAAGAGGATTATTATTATTATTATTATTTTCATTTTCATTTTCATTTTCATTTTCATTTTCATTTTCATTATTATTAATTATTGAATGATTTACACTACAAATAATTCCTTCATTAGTATTTTTTACAATACCATAAGGACCAGGTACATCATTAATTCCAATAAATTTTTCAAATATTAATATTTTTTTGTCAATTAATTCATTTATAATTTGTTTCACTCCTGACCAAACACCATAATCATCAAAAATAATATATTTTAATTTTTTAAATTGTTTTATAGAATTAAAAATATCGCTTTTACACCCATTATAAGTGTGGTCTGCGTCTATAAACGATACCTCAATATCGTCTGGTAATGTTTGCCAACTATCTTTGTATATATCTAACATTATATAATCTATATTTGTAGATTCTTTATTAAAATTTTTATTAAAATTAGTAAATTCA